TTAAAAGAAAATAAACCATTGAAAGTATTGGTAAGAGATACATTAATAGTATATTTAAGTGTATTATTAGGTAATTTTATAATGGAACAATTAGGAGGAGTAAAGTTAATATCGAAAGTTCCTCAAGTATTTACAAATAATCCAGATTTTTAATTTAAATATAATTAATATATTAAAATTAATATATTAATATTTATAATTTTTTGTTTTTTTAACACATAGATTCCATTTTATCAATATTAATAACTTTTTGTTTTTTAATTTTTTTCTTCGAAGAAATAAATTTTTTAAATAAAATATTTTCAAGTTGTTTTTTGGGAGTATGATTATGAACAGTTCTAACAATCATTTTATATAATTTAAATTCTGGATATCGCTCTTCACCATTATTTTTATATAAAATATTTCTTCCTTTATCATCTTTAGTCCATTCAATAATTAAATTAGCAATTGGATTTTTTATAAATTTTTCTTCTTTAATATCATCAATAAAATAATCAAAAAGAGAGCAAGCTAAACGACATAAATCGAAACTTTTATTAGGTTCAAGTCTTGGTTTTTTATCATTAAAATAAGGTTTAAAATTATATTGAGTAGCAGCATCTCCTTTTGGATGATAGCTATCACTACAAATAGTTTTACCCTTAAAAGAATATATAGCTCTACCAAAATCTATAATTTTATACAATTTTCCAAAAGTAGGAATTTTGTAATATATATTGTTAAATTTATAATTAATAAAAGTTTTATCAGTTTTGACATACATTATATTATTTGTATGTAAATCATTATGTGTAAAATCAAATATTTTTTGATAAGTAATTAAAATCATAATAATTTGAAATAAACAAGATTTCCATTCTTCATCAGAAAGTTCATTATTAGATTCCAATAACGAATCTAAAGTATTATCTAATTTTTCTAAACATATGATTTGTATAGGAAAGTTAAATATTGTGGCATTAATGACTTCATCACTATCCATAGTCGAATAATCAGATATTTGTGAATTTGTTAAACTTTCAATAATATCATTAGAATCATCATTGGAACTATTAGAATCATCATTAGAATTATCTGTATTAGATGATCTTGAAGAACATGTTGAATTGGTTTTTTTTGCGCTTTTTTCACATGATTTTTTATTATTTATAGAATATTGTTCTGTTAATGATGAATCATGTAATTTCAAATTTTTAGTTGTTAATTCTTGAAACATTCCTTCAAAAATATCATTATTTATTGTATCACAATCTAATTTTATAATATCAGTTTTGGTATCTAAATTTATTTTTTTCCTATAATTTCTTGTATCGCTAAATATTAATCTATCTTCATCTATATCATCAAGTTTAAATAATGTATTTTTATTTTTATGAAAGAAATTAGAATCATATAAATAATCTAAATCATCATATATATTTAATTTAAATTCATTTTGAATGGATAAAAAAGAACCAAAAAAGTTAAATCCGTGAATAAATCCAACATTATTTAATAGTTTAGAAGATAAATAAGAAAAAAAACTATCAACATATGCTGAATTATTTATATCTAAAACCTTTTTACAACAAGTATTAGATGATATTCTTGGTAGAGAACATATTTTTTCTTTTTTAATATGTTTATATTTACCAACCATAAATTTAACAGGATCTAATAATGGTGAAAATTTAAAAAAAGATGAAAAATATTGTGTTGTATTTGTTTTTGAATCAAAAGATTCAATTAAATATTCATTATTTGAAGATTTTTTTTTAATATTTTTAATTGAATATCTATTGTTTAAATTAATATTATTATAATTATGTTCATCTAAAGAAAAGAAATTAGAATATAAAGGGTTATAATTTTGTATATTAGAGAAATCACTTTTTTCTAAATGTTTAAATAATTCAACATTATCATTTTTTTTATAAAAGAGGTCAAACATAGATTTATATATATATATTTTTTATTTCATTTAAAGTAATTTTTGCGTAAAAAAATTTAAAAAATAAGTAAAATATTTAATTATAAGTTAATGAATTTAGAATTAAAAAAATTTGATATGAAAAAAATTACTTTTAAACCAAATGAAAATCAAGGACCGGTAATAGTATTAATAGGTCGTCGAGATACAGGAAAGAGTTTTTTAGTTAGAGATTTATTATATTATCAACAAGATATTCCAATAGGAACAGTAATATCAGGAACTGAAGCAGGAAATGGATTTTATGGAAACATGGTGCCTAAACTTTTTATTCACGATGAATATAATACTGCTATAATTGAAAATATATTAAAAAGACAAAAAATTGTTATGAAGCAAGTAAAAAAAGAAAAGGCTGCTTATGGTAGGTCAAATATTGATCCAAGAACATTTGTTATTTTAGATGATTGTTTATATGATAATAGTTGGGCAAGAGAAAAGTTAATGAGATTACTCTTTATGAATGGTAGACATTGGAAGATAATGCTTATTATTACTATGCAATATCCTTTAGGAGTTCCACCAAATCTAAGAACAAATATTGATTATACTTTTATATTAAGAGAACCGTATATAGCCAACAGAAGAAGAATTTATGAAAATTTTGCTGGTATGTTTCCAACTTTTGAAAGTTTTTGTCAAGTAATGGACCAATGTACAGAAAATTATGAATGTTTGGTAGTAGCGAATAATGCTAAATCAAATAAATTAGAAGACCAAATATTTTGGTATAAAGCAACAGCTCATAGAGATTTTAAATTAGGGTCTAAAGAATTTTGGGAAATGTCAAAAGGATTAGATTCAGATGATGAAGATGGAACAGATTTTGATCCAAAAGCCGGTAGAAAAGGTCCAACAATAAATGTAAAAAAAAGTAAATGGTAATATATATATATTTAATCAATTTTGTATAGAGAAAATGTAATATGGTATAATATATGGATTGTATTATTTTAAAAGATAATTATGATTTAAATTTATTAATTAATGATTATAAAATACTTATTAATACTACAGAATTTATAAATAGAAGAAATGGTCCAAAAAAATTAGGTTGGTTATCAATAGCACTACATTCTTGTAATGGTATGGATGAAAAGGAATCAAATAGATTACAATATATTGATAATAAAATTTTTAAACCAACAAAAAATTTAAAAAAATGTAATTATTTTAAAAAAATATTAAAAGATTTAAATACAGATATATATCTTGTTAGAATTTTGAAATTAACACCGTATTTTATCATAGCACCACATAATGATCCAGAATTTAATGATAGAAGGAAAATGATAAGATGTCATATTCCATTAATTACTAATAATAAAGTATATTTTTGGATAGGTGAGCCAGAACAAAAAAAATTTAATTTAAAAAAAGGGAAATTATATTATACAAGAGTAGAAAAAAAACATTGGGTTAAGAATGAATCAAATGAAGATAGAATACATTTAGTAATTGATATTAAACCAACTTTAAAAATGATGGAAATCATAGGATTAAATAATTTATCGATATTTAAAAATTATTATAATTCAAATATTGATTTAAATCATATTATTAAATTTGAAAAAATTAAATCATATGAAAATAAAAAATCAAAGTTATGTACAATTATAGATTGTTGGAGTCAAGAATCAAATGATAAATTTTTACAACTAATGAAAAAATATATAAATATAGGAAAATATCGTGATATTTATATATGGAATAACTATTATGATGATAAGGAAATTTTAATAGAAAATTTAAAAAAAATTAAAAGTCCAATATTTAATATTTATTTATATAATTCTCCTTATAAACTTTTAAAAAAAAGTAACGGTAGATTAATAACAAAAGAAATAATAAAATATTTATATAAATTTAATAATTAATTAGGTGTATATATTATTTTTAATAATTTTTTATTTAATTATTAAAAATTAATCTTTTTTCTCAGTGATTTTAATATTATTTCCATCAGGAATTAATCCTCTATCAATAGCATCTTGAACGCCTGCTCCTCTTTTAACATTATCACCTTCAAATAATTCTTTACGTATATCAGCAGAAGTGACTTCTTCTTTAAGACCAAGAGTATTTTCAATAGTATTATTTACTCCAACCAATTGACCATCTTTATTAATATTTTGTGTTAATTTATTACCAGTTTCTTTAGCTAATTTTTTATTCTCTTCAATTGCTTTACGTTTAGCTTGAACAACGCGTTTTTCAAATTCTTGTTTTGCGGCAGCCTCATTTTTATTTTTTTCATTCATTAATTGATTTAATTCATCTTCCATATATTCAACTCTGCCTGTTTTGTAAGCTTCTGGTTCCCATGGCATCCACATTCCAACAGGACCTACATATACATTATGGTTAGGATCAACATCTCTTAATAATTTACATCTTAATTCAGCTTCTTCTTGTGTAGAATATGTTCCTCTAATCTTTAATCCTCTTGTAGCTGTTTGAAAGTTATATTCTTTATTAAATTCATCCGATAATCTTTCTTCATTAGTATCAAGAAAATTTTTATATTCATCTGAAATGTGATTTTCATTTAAATTTTCACTTTCAGTTTTCATATATTCTTGAAAATCGTTCATTACTGCTTCAAAATTAAATTCATATTTAAAACTTAAAAAATTCAAAAATTGTGTAAATTTTTGAGTTGATTTTGTGAAATCATAATGTTTTAGGAATTCTTGAAACATAAAGTGATTTTTTTGCTTTAAAATATTTTCAGGACTAACAAAACTAACACAAACAAATTTTTGACCTGAAATAGGTTTATCTTCTTCAAGTAAATCAACATATTTAGGATTTAATGACCCATCAGATTTTTTTTGATATGTGCAACCAGATTTTGACATATTATAATAGTTTAAGGAGAATCATTTTTAAGTTTTAATTTAATATATATATTTTTTTCTTTTTAATATTTATAAATGCTTCAAAAATTAGCACAAATGATAGATTTAGGAGAACTTGTCCGTAGAGCCGTAAAATATCTTGTTGAAGGTGTCATGGTCGCACTCGCCGCCTACGCCATTCCTAAGAAATCTCTTAACCTTGATGAAGTAGCACTTATTGCCCTTACCGCTGCAGCTACCTTCTCAATCCTTGATACATACGTTCCCGCTATGGCTGTTTCTGCCAGAAGTGGTGCCGGATTCGGTATCGGGGCAAATCTTGTGGGTTTCCCCCGTATGTAATGTGGGATTTCCTTTAACCCATAAAGGTCTTAAAATATTAATATAAATTTGATTTAAATATTATATTAATTATTACTATATAAATATGCCGAAGAAATTTCATGTATATGCCATCGATATTGATGGACAAGCTTATGTTGGTTCTACTAACGATATGAAACGTCGTTTAAAAGACCACCGCACTCGTTGTTTTAGACCGAACGCAAAACATTATAATTGTAAATTTTATACTTATATTAGAAATAAATATAATAAAGAAGAAGCTTATGAAAAAATAAATAATGGACATAAAATACTTTGTATAGTCGGTACTAAGGAAGAAGCAAGACTATTGGAACAAGAATATATAACAACAATTGGAACATTAAATGGACGGATGGAAATAAATAATATAACAAATTCAGAAAGATGTAAAAAAAATAGGAAAAAAAATTATGAAGCATATAGAAATAGAGAAATAGTTTATAATCAAAGCGAAGAAGGAAAAAAAATAAGAGATGAATATAGAGCTAAAAATAGAAACCGAATGAAAGAACGTGTAACGTGTGAAAAATGCGGACACGAATCAACAAGACATCATATATCCGACCATCGTCGTAAGGGTTTATGTATTTAAATAGTTGGAACAAATTCCCATAATAATTCTTTACAAATTTTTCTCCATATTTCATCTTGTTCTATTCTTTTGACAGGATCTTTTAACATTGGAAAAAAAGGTAAAAAGGTTTTTTCATCTAATAATTCACACATTTTATATAAAACATAATAATAATTTAAAAAATTTACTCTATCATCCGGACAATGTTTAGCATAAGGTTTTTGAATTTCCATAAATAAATTACATAATTTATCTTCCAATTCAGGTGACATAATAGGAGGTCTAATTCCTAATTTATCTTTAATAAATGGAATATGTTCATAATATTTATTATATCCTAATTTTTTTAAAATATCTTTAGCTTTTTTATTTGACATTTGATTTAGCGTAATTCTTTCCTTTTTAATTTGTTCTTTTATATCAATTATTACTTGTTCTGGTATTTGAGTGGTTTCTTTAGCTTGAAATTGTGCTAAAATTTCACGAAAATGATTAATTCTTTTATAAGCATAAAAACAAACTTCTTTAGGAGGTTCTTTATATGATGGTTTTTCATGTTCAATTAAAAATTGTTTTTGTATTCCACATCCATTACATATAATTAATCCTTTATAATCTACTTGAATCCATTCTCCTGAACATTTATCACAAACTTCATAATTAACAATATAATTATTTATATTTAAATGTTTCTCATCCAAATTTGTAAAATATTTATTAATACTTGTTTCATCAGTATTTTTATTAATATTTTTTTTTTTATTAGGATTAAAAAAAGAATGTAATACCTTTTTTTTATTAATATCAATTCCTTCAGAGGTTTTTTTCTTTTTTTCAAAATAATCAAATATTATTTCAGAATTTTCTAATAGATAATCATCTTTTTTTAATTTTAATAAAGAAATTTTTTTTCTTATATTTTTTATTTCATCTTGAAAATTCAATTTTTCTTCAAT